ATGAAATTTAAAAAATGTCTTCTGCCTGTGGCAATGTTAGCGTCATTCACTCTGGCAGGATGCCAGTCAAATGCTGATGATCATGCCGCCGATGTTTATCAAACCGATCAACTGAATACCAAACAAGAAACTAAAACCGTTAATATTATTTCCATTCTTCCCGCAAAAGTTGCCGTAGACAACGCCCAAAATAAACGGAACGCACAAGCCTTCGGCGCGCTTATTGGCGCTGTCGCTGGCGGTGTTATCGGCCACAACGTCGGGTCTGGCAGCAATTCCGGAACGACGGCAGGTGCAGTTGGCGGCGGAGCTGTAGGCGCGGCAGCGGGTTCGATGGTGAATGATAAAACCTTAGTGGAAGGTGTTTCTTTAACATATAAGGAAGGCACCAAAGTGTATACCTCCACCCAGGTGGGTAAAGAGTGCCAGTTTACGACAGGTTTAGCCGTTGTTATTACCACGACGTATAACGAAACGCGTATTCAGCCAAATACCAAATGTCCTGAAAAGAGCTAATAATCAGGAGGAGTCATGAAGAAAGTTTTTCTTTGCGCCATCTTAGCCTCCTTAAGCTATCCGGCTATCGCCTCATCATTGCAGGATCAACTCTCGGCTGTCGCAGAAGCGGAACAGCAAGGTAAAAATGAAGAGCAAAGGCAGCATGACGAATGGGTCGCGGAGCGCAACAGGGAAATCCAGCAAGAGAAGCAACGTCGCGCAAACGCCCAGGCCGCGGCTAATAAAAGAGCGGCAACGGCAGCAGCGAATAAGAAAGCTCGTCAGGATAAACTGGACGCCGAAGCCACTGCGGACAAAAAACGCGATCAAAGTTATGAAGATGAGCTACGTAGCTTAGAGATTCAGAAACAAAAACTGGCGCTGGCGAAAGAAGAAGCCCGCGTCAAGCGCGAAAACGAATTTATCGATCAGGAACTGAAGCACAAAGCTGCGCAAACCGATGTGGTGCAATCTGAAGCTGACGCAAACAGAAATATGACTGAAGGCGGTCGCGATCTGATGAAAAGCGTGGGCAAAGCAGAAGAGAACAAATCGGACAGCTGGTTTAATTAATCGATGTAAGTAACTTCAAGCCTATAATTCTTGAAGATAAAAAACCCTCTGTAGTAACAGAGGGTTTTGTTCATTCATAGTGCAGGGATCAAAATCATTCCCACTCAATTATTTACGACAACCATAACCAATTGACTGATAACATTTTTCCAAACCTCAACTTTTCCCGTACCGTTTTATATACCGTCACCGGAAATCAGTGCCACGATTTTTTCTTCTTCAGTGAATCGTATTGCTGCTCGCAGAATTCCCCTGCGATACGATACTTTTCAGCCTCAGCTGCTGTTGCGTTGTAAACTCGGTTGCTTTCTTCAAGCATGTCGGCGAGCACACCGATGACCTTGCTGGCTGGCGTGCCAGGGGGGAAAGATCCGGTATAGTGTTCGGCGAGCCGCCTGGTTTTGTCAAGCTCGGCGCGCATGCTGTCAGCAGCGGAATTAGCATACTCAGCATCAGCACGCGCCGCATCGATACGGGATTGTGCTTCACGTTCAATTTGTGTTTTCTCCTGCTCACGCTGTGACCTTAACTTATCATCAGCCTGTTTCTGATCTTCCTTCGCCTGCGCATACCCGGCATCGTACTGACGGATGCCGTGCACATTCCAGGCAACAACTCCTGATATGACCAGAACAGCAAGCATCGCCACGATAAGTAACTGTTTACGGTATGCTTTTACAAATGCCCAGATCATACCGCCAGTACCTTACTTGCTGTGATGTACCGCGCACGCCGGTCGTCGATACCGTTTCTGCCACCATTGATAATCAGAGTTACACGTACAATATCGCCGGTATACTTCATGCATCCTTTGCTGGCGAAGAACCACGCCGCGCTACGAGCCGCATATTCGTCCTGCGCCAGCAGTTCAGGGCTCTCCAGCAGGTCAACCTTCAGACCGTTTCCGCAATCACGATAGTTATTCAAACCGGTAATCTGGATAAGTCCGCGCCCTCGGTAATTCCAGCCATCACCAGGGGCATTGTTCCCCATGCGTTTGCTGTATACCAGATTTGCGATCGCGCGCTGGCGCTCAAGTGGCAATGGTGGTTCACCAGCACGGCGCCCCAGTGCATTAGCCTGCCCCTGAGTGAGACGCCCAGCCCGAACGAAGTTAGCCAGTCCGCTGACACTGTAGTTGAAATTCTCCTGCAACCTGGTGAAGCTCCCAGACTCATGCCCGACTTGAGCAATAAACATTGCCTGATCTTCTGCTTTGCTGATACCAAACTCTTTCATCGCAGAAGTTATATGCGAGAACCAGCGTGCGGCCAGTGCCTCGCTGATACCAGCAGCTCGCTGGAATTGTTTAATCTCCATGTTTAGACCTCGATACTTTAAAAATTTGAACGACGTTACCGCGCGTTTTAATAACCGCAGCCAGCATGACAGCGTTGATAATGACCTCAGATAAATCCACAGCCATTGGCGTACGTAACCAGATTGCATAGGCGACTCGAACAGGAATACTGGCCGCAGCAACAATCAGGAAATAAGCAAGCCATCCTCCCCACCTTCGATGTTGAGAGCCGTTACGCCGGAATGTGACAACGCGAATTGCTATGCCAGTGCAAATAACTGCATTGGTGATAAGCAAAAAAAACTCATGCGTTACCATCGTCTTTTCTCCCCGGAATTAACTCGCGTGGATTATCGGAACGGTGATAGAGCCATATACCAATACGCACAGCGACAATTGCTGACACGAATGCGCCTGCAGAGAAAACAATCCCTTTTTCAAAAGAGTCCTGCGTGATGGTAGGGATCAGGCTGGCTATGCCGATAAGAATTGATGCTGCTGGTTTGTAAAAGAGAAGGCCACAAAGAAAGCTGAGCATCGAAAGGAGCACCCGGCGACGGATGGGGTACTCTACTGCAGAGGTAACAAAAATTACCGCCCCAGCCAAAGCCCCTAAAGCAACCTCCGGAGGGACACCTGCAATAACCGCAGCAAGAGAACCAAAACTAAGCAACTGATTTAATTGCTCACTTGTTACTTGAGCAGACATACTTTCTCCTGTTTACTATCTATAAGCCAGTCAATTATTGATGACTAACCCCGCATAGTAAACCATATATGAATCATTATTGTTCCATATCATATATCTCAATAAAAGTACTAATGATTTTACAGAACGAGCCAGCAGAGTGGGGGCAGTTGTACAGGAACCATAGACTTAATTTTGTATTTAATAATGCTATGGTGTAATAAACCTGAACATGTATTTAAAATACGTACTGATTCATGATAGAATTCAAAGATAACTTTTCACAAACTCCGTTTTTGATACCCGCAAAATATTGCGGGCTTTTTTTTAACGTTCTTCCAGAGACTGAATCCGCTCTTTTATCTTATCCATTTCTCTGCGCTGCCATGCCGCCTCGATATAGAATAAGAGATCAGGTCTGACCCCCCATCTAGATCCTGCTGGCGTTATTTCAACGCGCTCAATGATGTCTTCCATTACCATCACTGGATTATCATCCTCATCAACAATGATGCTCCCGTCATTATCAGTCAGCGGCATTTCCCTTTGGCCAGTAATGACGTCATCATATACTGCGGGATAATCGTCATAGCAAAGAAAGGCATAGCGGCATGTTGTGCTTTCTTCTTCCATGAGTCCGTGAGAAATAAGAACATCACGAAGTTGCTGCGCGATTACACCATGATGTATCCTCGCTCCTTCTTCCCCCTTTATAGCGACAGCGTTCAGCCATTTATAAGCGATATACCTGACGTCACCCCAGGCATCCAGCAATGCTTCGTCAGGAGAGACCGGCTCTGTCTTTAATGTTCCGTCACTGGTAACCACAGGATTGGAGCCAAGATAAACTGTCGAGAACCTGTTTCCCGGACCACCAAGAGCATTTACATTATCAAGATAAGGTTTAACATCTCCGTTCTCAAAAAGATGTTCGAGTGCGTTATATACCGCGCGACGTGGAGTACTGCTTCCGGAACCATGCAACGTTATCATTGCACCATCTGCTGAAGACGTTGTTTCACCGCCGCTAACGATTAATCTCTGAGCGGTAACATCATCAGACGGTACTTTCTTCGCAATAATGGCGTAATTACCCTCAAGTTTGACTTCCGCGCGAACTTGTCCTGATGTACCTGCATGGACAGTCAGTGACTGGACGGCAACATCATCTGTGAAATCAACGGGTACAGGAACCGTCCTCACGCCTGACGTCGACATAAAAGTAGGAAGCGTTCTGTTAGGAGTGGCTCCGTAGACAAAATCCCTTGAAACAAATTCTTCCTGTTTAATTTTCACCCTGAAACAATACAAATCAGCCGGGTGACCATCGTGAACATAAGGATATTTTCTGTTGTTATCCCCTATGCTCCATGGGTTTAGAAAGTCTTCCCCACCGAAAATGTAGTACAGCCAGTTGTCTTTGATACAAACTGAACCAACACCAACCGCAGAGTTAACTATTCCGCCCTGATAAATCTGATCAGTAACATTAACCCACTCTACATTATCCAGACTCCACTCATTGACGTTAACTCTGGTCATAAATGTTCTTGGATAATTTCCTGCATAACGGTTATCAGGTTCTCCTCCTTCCCACTCACCAAATGCGCGCTCACTGCCAAAAATAATCAGCTCATCGCCAACTTTGGCAAAAGGAAGGTTTGAGTGATGAACATTATTTGGGAAGCGAAGAGAATTCCATGATGTACCTAAATCAGAGCTTCTGTGCAATGAACTACCGGGTTGAGTACTTAATGTCCCCCTGGTCGTCAGATACAGAATGCCATCATAATATTTTACACATGGCTCAGATGCATTCGCCTCATATTCTGCAGGTATGCGTCTGCGAACAAAGCTACCAGGAGAACCGAAAGCATCAGAGAAATAGAGTATCCCAAGCTCGCGTGGACCAATATCACCATTATGGTAGCCAACAGCAAAACTGTTATCGCTAATCGTCGCAAAACTGTGAATCTCAGTAACAGGAGTGCTTCCGTCAACAAAAGAAGGAATAGTTCCAAGACTGGTTTTTCTCCATGGTGACGAGTGAAATGATGTACCAAAACTCCAGTATCTACCCTCGTTATTCTGATCCACATCCTGGGTATTTTGCGTCGTAACTGTAAAAGTATTTTTATCAATAACAGTAGTCACCGTCATATTCCCGGTAACACCTGTAACACCAGAGTTTGAGAAGTTGACAAAATCACCAGCAAATAATCCGTGATCAGTAATGCGAATATAAGCGACTTGCTGATTTGCTGCTTTCGTTATACCACCATAAACGCGAAGGCTGCGACTCATTGGGCGATCCCACAACTCTGCAACCTGCAGTTTATTTCCTCTCACGGTCCGCGTCTCAATTACAGCAAAAAGGCGATTTCTGACAACCCCCATACTCATGCAGTGATAGTTAACTGTGGGATAGTTTTCATGTAAATCTGTAAGCCATTCCGGCGTTGTCCAGGTCTTCCCGTCATCTCCTGAGCGAACCCATGCAACATGGAGGTTATTTACACCATGGCGGTCTCCAGCCATAAAAGGCGCATAGATGACATTGTCATATACAAACGTTTTATCCTGCGTCCAGGCGTTGTACCACGGTGTATCTGTAATTTTAAATAACTCTCCCTGGATAAAATCTTCAGAAGCATAAAAAAGAGGCTGGCCCGGTATTCTCTCAAATAAAAAACGAGCATTTTTAAATCGACTGACATCCGGAAGAGTTGATACTTTAAAAGTAAGCCCTAATCCGTCAATTTTATAACCTGGAGATGAGGCTTCAAGGCACGCGCTTATTGCAGTGGAATCGTCATTTATACCATCACCAACAGCTCCAAAATCTTTGGGGCTAATAGCATCACGCATTTTATCCTGGAACGTTCGGTACACAGCCCCAGAACCATACTGAATAAACCAACCAAAACCACCAACAACCCCGGCGATTGCAGCATCGACATAATTACGCATTGAGCGATTATTTACAGCGTCCTGCTCAAATGATGGATCTGCAAGGTTAGAAATTTTGTTTTGCTTTGCATCGTAATATTTTGCAAGCAAAGATGGTTTCATCAATGCACGTCTGAACCACCCAAAACATTGCTGGATCAGCATCGTCAGGTAGTCAAAGGCATCTTCATGCACTTCGGGGAAAAATTTTCCCTGATTGCGAAGGTCTGTCTCCTGCACTACATCAAGCACACGATCTATCGTAATTCGCCATCCAGTAGCAAGCGGAGACGGAAGAACCACAGAACCGCCACTATAAGTGCCCGCCCCAGTTACCGTATAACCGGTATCCAGAACCAATTCTGTTACGTTTCCGTTCAGGTCAGACACCTGAACAACCAGGTCTGATTTTCTGAAAATTCGAAAAGTATACGGAAACGATGTCGTAACGCCGTTACCGGTGTATTCGTTGTGGTCAACTTCGGTTGAGACCGTCATGTTAAATCTCCAGATAGTCGCAGCACCCGTTGCGCCGCATATCTGGTTATTCTATTACCTGAAAAACCACATATGGATAGAAAGACTGTAAATACGAATAGATATTACCTTTCAGGTAATTTGCAAAACGTGCTGGATAGCAAACAAATTATTTGCTACTGTATAAATATACAGTTATTGCATGGAGAAGATAAGATGCAGCAGTATCACTATCCACTGGAAGACGGATTTACCGAAAGGATTCACACGCCGGGAGGCGTCAGGTCACTGGTGGAGGGATCGCACTTGATGAAATTACTCCGGGATCTCGATAAGGATGGATTTAATGTCGATGGCCCACTTGCCGAACTGACTGCACTGATTAACTACGTCACCAGCTCACAGATGTCTATGCAGGATCTGCAAACACATCTCGACTATTGTGCCGAACAATTACGAAAACAAACCAGATAAGATTTGAAATTACCAATAGGAGTGCTTATATTTACCTTTGCGGTAAATTTACATCGCACTCCTCTTGTGCCATAGTAATCGGGCACTGGCAAAATCCAGTGCCGGGATTGGCGTCCCGGATTACTAAAAGGCGCATTCACCGCGCAAGCGGTTTTTTTATGCGTATAGCACGGCCACATTCGTATTATGGTGGGCTGTGTGGGGGCACCGAAAGGTGCGCCGGGTCCTTTTAGCCGGTTACGCCAACCCTGCACAGTTCACCACCAACCGATTGGCGTCGGTAGTGGTGATTAACCAGACTAAAAGGTAACCACTATGACAGCTACAAAAAGCACGTCCATTTTTTCTTTCGAATCCCAAGCCGATATACGGGTAATCGTCATTAATGGTGAGCCATGGTTTATCGCTTCAGATGTTTGTCGGGCTATAGGCATAGCAAACCATCGAGATGCTGTTCGAAAACTTGATGATGATGAGAAGGGCGTCGCTTCAACCGACACCCCTGGCGGTGAGCAAGAATCGATCATCATCTCCGAGTCAGGCCTCTACACACTGATCCTCCGCTGCCGCGACGCAGTGACACCAGGCACTATCCCCTACCGCTTTCGTAAATGGGTTACAGGTGAGGTTCTTCCTCAGATCCGCCGCACCGGAAGTTACATTAAAAACTCGCTCCCGCAGGAAGAACGCATAAAGATGGTTGCCGACCAGGTAGCCAGCGCCACAGCATCAGCAGTGATGCAGGCAATGAAGGTAGAGAACAAAACCTACAGCGCCCCGCTGAAGCCCGGCTACCGCAGCCTGATTCACTCGCCGTCTGGTGTTCTCGGCCTGACGGAGAACTCACTGCTGATGAATCTGCTGAACCAGTTACAGGACGACGGGCACGACGTATCGGGCGCGGCGGCGGAGCTGACCACCATGTTCTGCTACATCGTCGGTGTGAGCAAATGCCTGCGTGATATCCAGACCCACGCGGAGTACATCAACGACAAGGCAGGGTTCTTCTGACGGCGGCGGCACAGGGACGTGCCTTTAAATAATTCTGTACGATTGCAGACTGGGGGTGAATAGCGTACTATTACCCCAAAGGTAAGAAAGTTGATTTGTAACATTTTAGTTTGTAGTTACCGTGATGGTTTTGCTGCAGAAAGTTAACTAGTCAAAATCACACCGTATGTAAGTCACGTCTGTTCCCGTATGGGAGGATGATATGTTTAAATTTGATATGCAACTTAACCAAAACTATGCCTCTTTTTACCATCCAGAAACTGGTAAAGCTGTTTTCGTTGACTCTTTCGATAATGAAGAATTTGATATCAGAATTGGGACCCTACGCCAAAGTAAGCATGTTGCTACTGTACGTGCATCCAATGATGATGAATTAAATCAAAAAATAAGTGAGGCGACCTCCCGTTATCTATGTCTATAACAGAACAACAACTCATTGATCTTGAGGATGAGATTAACGAGATCTTGCAAGAAGATGCGGCAAGAATTCACTTTTCATTTCACGCAGCATATGAACGCCTGAACGACGAGAGGAACAAACCGCCAATTACTCTTGCTGAGCTTGAAGATGTGTTTAAATCGTTTATATCTGCACATCTGCAGACTGTTTTGGATTTTGCTGAAGGTACAACTTTCACCATAAAGTGCAACAAAAGCGCCCTTCATTTTCCTTGCGCCATTGTACACGAAAGAGAGTTTGGGAAAACGTGGGTTATCCAAAACGTCATTACAGCCATGAGGAAAGTGGGATTCAAGTCTAAAGATTCTATTATCCTCGAAGTTAATTAAGCCCGCAGCGCGGGCTTTTTTGTGGACGAAACAAAAGTCAGTGCTACACTCATTGACGCCACATTGAGGTGGCTTATAGATGGAAATTTCACAATGAAAAAAGCATTTGCTGCACTGTTCGTTTTGTTGTCTCTGGTAGCTTCAACTCAGGCCTTTGCCGGTCGTTGTCAGCACGACAGCGATACTGCCGCTGACGGCTCCCGCTGCGGTGGGCGTTCTGCGGATTCCCGCCCGGGTGGCGGTGGCATTCGTTAAAAACAAGGCCGCGAAAGCGGCCTGTGACATGTCACGCTAGTTTCGTTTTGCACGTCCCTGTGCCGCCGTTCTGTCAGAAGAACCCTGCCTTGTCGTTGATGTATTCCGCGTGCGTCTGGATATCACGCAGGCATTTGCTCACACCAACGATGTAGCAGAACATGGTGGTCAGCTCCGCCGCCGCGCCCGATACATCGTGCCCGTCTTCCTGTAACTGGTTCAGCAGATTCATCAGCAGTGAGTTCTCCGTCAGGCCGAGAACACCCGACGGCGAATGAATCAGACTGCGGTAGCCTGGCTTCAATGGATAACCATAACATTTTGTCTGTGTTTTAATTGCCTCACGAAGCGCATCTAACATCTTGACTGCCACTTCATCATTCTCTGATGCAGATCCAGCAGGGAGATACTCCCCTTCAAGCGGAACCCGAGCAACAAGAGACAACGCTTCGGCAAATTGATCTTCACCAATTTCTTTGTACGAACAGCCAAAATGAGATTTCAGTGACGACCACATGGTGATCATCGCCTTAGCCTGTTTTTCTTTTGGCAGAGACTGACCGCGACTCATGACGAGTTGTTTAATGGCTTCCTGCTGTTCAGTTGTTATTTTACCCGGCAACGCCTTTTTAGCTTTGCGTGGGTTAACCACATGGCCTTTAGTCCAGTACTCGTAGAGCACATCGTCACACTCTTCCTGATACTGGATTACCTTGTCGCGGATTTCAGGGCGGACTTTGTTAGGGCTGATGCTGTTCAACCAAGCTGCCAATTTTCGTAAAGCCATACAAATCATGGCTTGCACCCCACCGGCAGAAGGTATGGTGATTTCCACCATACCCTTCGAGAAGCGTTGAGAAATCTTCTTATGTTGAGATTTCCAGTCTAGCCCCATTCCCTCAACGATAGGTTTCATTGGGGTATACGGTTCGCCGTTGTGATTGACAACATAAAGCTCTGCGCCGTGGAATGGCACGTTGATAGTAGATACTGCTGTTGCTATACTCGTCATGTCGTTAATTCCTATACGTAGTTTTACGATACTGAAGCCCTGACGGTCTGGCCACCGTGGGGCTTCGCTGTTTTATGCCACGCTATTCTTCTCACCAGTGAGTCCATACACTTTCCTCAGCTGATAGATAATCTCTGTATTGAACTTTCGGCATTCTTTTTCGCCATTTCTTTCAATAGCTAACTTCACATCGTCCGGAAAACGAACTCGTCGTTGACACATCTCTTTTGCTTTTTGCATTTCATATCTCCTTAGCCCCACCGTGGGGCAAAATAATTGTCACACCGTGCGTCATTGATGTCAAGCACACGGTGAGGCATACTTCAATCATTGCAAGTAACTCAATATTTGGTGAAGAACATGAGCAGAGAAGATCCACAACTAAGGATCAGACTTCCCGTCGAAGTAAAAGAAAAAATAGAAATTTCTGCAAAAGCCAATAAGCGATCAATGAACGCTGAAATAGTACAACGTCTTGACACCAGCTTTCTGAAAGATATTCATGAAGATGACGTAATTTCTGCTTATGAAGCAAAAATCATTGCAAACAATGCACGACATGAAATATCAAATATTATTTTCAAAAGAACCTTTAATGAAATTAATAAGAAAATAACACTTGGACATACAAGTTTTTATATAAACCTTAATGACCTTGAACTGGAATCACTTGCAGATAATGATTACCAGATCATCTTTGAAAAAACATTTAATAGGCTCAATGAACTAGGTTACATCATCTGTGAAAACTCATGGGATGCAGATGGTTTTGGAATTGAAATACCTGAATAGGAAGAACAAAAGGCGTGTACATATTACACGTCTTTAATACAATTGAAAAACGCCACATTACTGATGTATGTTACAACAAGGAGCGATATTTTGAAAACCATATCTATATTAAAGGTTGCATTAGGCGTCGCTATTATTTTGACTCTCTCAATATTGTTTTATTTTTACCACAAACAAACTGCTATTGCTCTTGATAGTCACGCGGCAAACTCATTTTTCTCAGAGTACATAGTGCCGCTATCAGGAAGCGGTATAACAAATAAATATACTGACTATGACATCAAATATGGAATTGATGATGGGGAGACTATTGTATTACATGTAATCATTAAAAACCTAATGACAGTAAATAAAAATACAGACTTCAACGATAAAAATACAATACATCACAACAACAGCAAAACATTAATTTCTTATAGTAGCAACATCTATACGGATAAATACCTAAAATACATATCAGAAGATACAATAAAAGAAACCCGCGAAAAGTTAAAAAACATATATTGTGCATCCGGCAGTTTTCACAAATTATCGCCGCAAGAGCGTTTATTCTACGAAGCAAGAAAACAACGTAAGTCAATAATATTACATTATTATGCTGATTCAGGGGAGACACTCATATTTAATATTGGGGTTTCCCCTGAATCATGCTAAAGGTGTTTAACTCACCGCATCACCGGATCCACTTGGTTTATTAGTGGCGCAATCCAGAACAGGTTATTGCCGGGTATCAGGGTTCGGACATTATGCACAATACGATCACCGGCATCACCATTCAACACTCCTGAGGTCACATCAATGATGCTATCCGCAAGACCAAATGACGGTCCGAATAGAGATCCTACGAATCCACGACTGGCATACCTGGACTGTGTGCCAGTGCCAAATAAAGCCCCCAGCCCAACAGCACCACCAGTCGCCTTTTCAGCCATGTTGTTATATTCCATCAATGGCCCAAGAATACCGGATCTATCTATACCCTCAAGCACCAGCTTCTCTGGTGACCAGTCAACATTTTTCCCTTTCGATGCTTCTTTAAGCGCATAGACCAGTGAGCCAAGAGCAATCTGAAATGCAGTGCCATAATAAAATTGCGCAGTTCCTTCCTGTAACCCACCAAGTAGCGCACGGTTGTATGAAGCCGTTGTGAATGATTTAAACTGAAATATCGTTCGCCCCATTGGAGTACTCGCCCATAAAGGTGTGTCACCAATACCGGGGGTGATGATAGTGTTATTAACGTCTTTCAGAACCGCTGACTGGAATACTCCGGCAACGTACTGATCGTCCCATTTATCAAAGTTACCAATGTGCCATCCATCAATTACCTCACCATGTTTCTCGAACTCACTGCGAATACGCGCAGCCATATTGTCGTTGATACCGAGTTTTGCCATGCGACGTGCAGAAAACGCACCAGACAAAATACCGTCTGACGTGAGCATTCCGTTCATGGATTTGTTTATGTCATTAAATCGATCCATGAGTGTCAGCTTGCCGAAGGCATCAGTAATTCGCTCCATTCCTGCTTCGACTGCTGTTGTCCTGGAAGAACTGTCAACAAGATCACCAATTGCACGAGAACGTGAATGTAGTACAGTTTCCAATCCAATCCCCATCTTCAACATCTCTTCTTTGCTGGCCTTAAATGCCGGTGATTGGGATATCTGAGAAGCATAGCCTTTCATGGAGTTACGGAAACCATTAACCATAACCCCTCTGGCCAGATCTGGAATAGCTGATACTGTCATTCCACCGAGTTTGGTCGTGAAGTTCACATCCCGCAGAAAAGCGCCAGCACGAACAAAAAACGAAGACGGGTCATCAGGCATACCATATGTACCAACAAGACGATCGCGTAATGCTGTTATGTCTCTGAGATCATTTGCTCTTGATTTTGAAAGTCTGGACTGTTCTTTCCGTAATTCCTTTTCGTACTTTCGCATTAATGAATCGAGTTTACCCTGAGGAACAACTTCACCATTGCTCTCATAACGTGCTTTCAGATTTGCCACACTTTCGTCATATTTCGCCTTTATTTTTTCAGGCACTTCCCGTAACAGACTGTCATATTCGTCCTCAATTAATTGCAGACGCTCTGTCATAGTTCGTTTGCCAAATGTTCTCGTCAACTCAATTTCTGCTGCCGCTTCACGGATATGACGTTGTAGAACGTAATTCACATCACTTTCGAGATAATCCCTGATAAGACTATCAGGCACATTTAATGTTCTTTCTTTCGTACTACCTGCGGCTTTTACAGAAAATACGCTGACAAAATCCTGTGGAACCTTAGCACCAGTAATTTTATTAATTACGATATCCGCTGCAATTTCAGCATCCTCAGGATCCAGTGTTTTATTGCCTCTCGACCACCAGTCAACCAAAATACGTCGAAATTTATCGCGTTCACTGATTATTTTTCCAACTTTATATATACGTGGGAAATAGCTTGCCTGGCCTAATGCTTTCAGTTCTTCATCTGGCGGCAATAAACCAAGCTTTTGCATTTCAACCTTCACCCGATTTAATACAGTTCGCATCGCCTGCGCCGTTTCCTGAACAACAGGATTAGCATGCACATCACCGCTTCGCATAGCATTCCCAACCTGCTGACGAAATGAATCAAAACTCATGTCACCACCATCAGCTTTATACTTTGCGTATGCCTGTTTATTTCCGACAACAACAGCAGCTTCTTCACGCTGCCATCCACGTGTACGGGTTTCTACAGCTACCGGTGTTTCAATCCCCCTTTCATTTCCTTTAAGGGTGAAATTATTTTCGGCTAACTCCAGCGTTGTTTTTCGCACTGTCTTGGACGGAGACTCCATTAACCTTGTCAAAGGAGTAAGATAGCTCCCTGCTTTCCATGCAGCCTTTCCAACCACCCCACCGGAAACAGGGGTTAAATCATCCAGAGTCGCTGTATCAATTTTCATAGCACCAACACTACCACCATCAGAAAGCGAAGCGGCAGCCCTGTCAGTCGCTGATGTAATGCTCATATTATCAAGAGCATCAGCAACCTCACGCGTGGCTGCAGCCCGGACGGATGGCGAAAGCGCAACACCAGCACTGGCAAACACGCCGCTCATCATCGCACCCGCTGCAATGTGAGCGGCACTTTCACCCCATGAGCGTGTTATTTGCTGATTATTCAGCACAACCTCGCTTAATGCTGTACCGGCTGCACCAATCGCAATCTGTGAGCCAATACGCGCCAGTGCCCCTCCTTGAGCACCGGGGATAAACATTGACGCAACAGTAACCGGATCCATTCCCGCAGCAATACTGGCAAGGGTTCCAACTACGCCAGCATCAGACAATAAACGTCTGTCTTCATTTTCATCATCTATCTGCTGCTTAATCCACGCCGTTTCCTCTGGCGATCGGGAATCTGCAAATTTCGCCCCCCAGTATTCATAACCGTGCAACTCATTTTTATCAGCATATGGGTTATAACCTTCGACCGGTTCAAACTGTCTGGCTGGTCGGAAAAAACCAGCCAGAATATTGTTCTGTCGCATTGCAGCCCCCCATACGGAAGGCTCCGGTGGCAATGGCTCAGGATTAGCCCCTTCCGGAAGGGCAACATCAAACCCAGTTTGTTCCGGCAAAACATTACCTGACGGGATCAGTCCGTTATTAAGATCTTCAGCTTGTGCATAAACTGGCATTATTTAGATCCCCACGAAAAGTAATCTTTAAATTTGTCCATACGTTCGTTATGCAGGCGCTGATACTGCTCATCCAGAGCGCGATGCTTGTCTTTGAAGTTTCGTATAGCCTGTCCACGCATAATTTCTTCCTGCTCGTACTGCTCCCGTTCCTGCTGCATTTTCTTATAAGGTTCCCAATCTTCTAGTGATGGTTCCCAACGCATAGGACGCCCATGTTTGTTATAAAACGGCTGGACCCGATCGATGCCATTTTCATCCTTAGTTCTTACCATAATGGCGTAATCACCATTACGAGGTGTTAACACGTCAGGGGTTATGAATAATTCTCCATTAATACGACTCTCAGGGGTTTTTGTCTCAACTACAGGAGCATTACCTGACGTGATCCCAAGCAACGTCGGACTGGTTGTTATAATCTCTTTGCGCTCACCGTACATCAGCCGTTCTTTTTCAGCTTTCCACTGCGCCGCCTGCCAGCCTGACGGCCCATATTGATAAAGCGCCTCCGGTGCATATTTCATAAACTGCGCTTCTCCGTTAACCTCGCTGATACTCCAGGTGCGGGCTATCTGCTGGTTGGTCATTTGCTTCGCTACGTCAGCGTTACCACCAGCAACGCGGTAGTTAATGTCATACAGCGTCTGATAGTCATTACGGAATCTAGCTGCTTCCGGCGTCTGGTCATCCGCAGACGGATCCCAACGGAACCACTGCGCCATATTGCTGACAGCAGAATTCATCGCCTTGCTGCGATTATTTTTGTACTCTTTTGAACTCTGCGTTGATGCCAATTGAGCTTTAAGAGCATCGGTCTGGTTGTACGTCAGGTTCTGCGCCTGCTCGATAGCCGCATCAGCAGACATGCCAGAATCTGTTAGTTGCTTAACAGTCAGATAAAAACCCTGCATATCCTTCGGCATATTTCCAATAGATGCATTGTCTGTTTCATATAACCGACTAAACAAATTCGCTGCATTTTTAACCACTTCCTGATTGCTGGATCTGGATACTGCTGAAAGCTGCGTGATGACCTGCGAAGGCATGATGCCAGTCTGAGCCACAAGCCGAACAACCCCATCATGAGTGGAGGCATCATTAATACGAAAGTTCTGCGCCATTTCTGTGTAATCAGCAGCTTTCTGCATTGATTTGTTGCTTGGGTCTAATTTTTCACCTATTGTCAGCGCCTCATTGAATCTGCGTGAATCACGTTGCGCCTGAATTGCTTCATTTGATCGCTGAAGCAATGCAGACAATTTTCCGTAAGCATCGAGTTTTAACGCATAGTGAGGATCGTTAACCTCAGGCTTCACTTTCTGCATTTCTTCTTGCTGCTGAGAAGGAGGTAAATACTGAATTGCCTGGAATATTCTCGCGTTATCAATCGCTATATCCAGTTGATTGATTATTTTATCTGCATTTTTTCCATACCCCCTGATGATAGTCTCCTGAGCCGGTATATAATCTGGAACCTCACCGTTATATAGCTGGGCCATGGTGTTATTAATAGCTGGCTCAAGCTGTTCTAATATTAACTTCCTTTGCTTTTCTATCTGACTATTAGCAAGGTTATCTATTTGATAAATAGTCAGCGGATCCATTCCAGTTTTATTTTTTCTATATCGGGAAAGCCACCCTTGTGTTTCTGATGGAAGATTTCGGATAAATTCTTCTTCTGATATTTCACCTTTACGTGGATCACCGACTTTGGCGATCAGTTTATCCACGTTACCCATCCCCCAGTTATATGCTGCTCCGGTCAATATTTCGGAGCCGTACTTACCATACAGTTGATTTACATAGTCACTGGCGAGCATTTCATGCTGTTGTTCGTCCGTAGGGTTGTATTTAACGCCACGCTTGGCCGCCAGTTCTTTCCCTGTGCCCGGCATTAACTGGTATTTCCCCTGGGCTCTCTCTCCAGAAGATGTTATCGGTCCTTCAAGAAGACTACCATCAGGATTAAAATGTCGATCACCTGATTCAACAAGGCGTATGGCACGCATGTCCATGCCTCCAGAATCATTTTTCTGAAACAGACCATTTAGCCATCCTTCTGGATTGGCAGCGGCATAATTCTTCGCCCGCATTTCTGTGGCACGGCGATCATCACTTTCTATTTCTTCCAGAATGCGTTCTTGTGACCATCCCCTGGCAGCTCCATATCTAGCAATGGCTACCATTCTGGAATTTCTGGCTAAAGTGGCAGTTTGCGGGTCATTCCAGGCATCCGCTTCATTTTGTATCCATAATTTTCTCGTTGCCTGATATTGCTCATCTTCATAGGCATTTGTCTGCCCTATCTCATGTCTGAGAACTCCAGTACTGAACTGAATTTTCTGTGTTCTGGCTTGTTGCAAAAACATATTTCTTGCTGCTTCATCAGTCAATGAAGCAGCTATTTCTTCCACATCCTGATCAAATCCAGATATGTACTCTTGCCCCTTACCAATCGCATTTTTGCCTTGTTGTGCATAAAAACCGGTTTGAGGGTTATAAAGACGTTCATTGCTGCGCTGATTAAGCTGAAGGATGGCATCCTGAGACAATGCAACATTCGCTTTCTGCCTGGCTTCACCATATGCCACCGCATACTGATCTGCGACATTCGCCAGCACCTGACCTGCTTGAGGAACATCGAAGATCTGAAAACCACCGGTTTGCACACCACGACTTTGCACCTGGCGTCCGGATGTAGTAGGAACAACAGGCATCAGTAACCTCCTATTTTGAATCGGGAGTCAGAATTCATAAAACCTGAGTTAGATAACATTGGCGTCCCACCACTAGATGTACTTCCTTTAGAGAACGGACTCCACGTCCCACCAAACATCTGGTACGCACCGTATGCCTTCAGAGGCGCAGTGAGCAATGTTGTTGCTGCTCCCACATTCCCCTGTTTACGGGCTGAACTGGCTTCTGCTTTATAGTTGGCAGCCTGAACCTGATAACCGTAAGCCTCGCGTTGCGCGTTATTCACCGTCGTCAGAGAATCAAGAGCGCCAAACTGGGCAGTGTCGCCAAATATATCCAGCGCGTTACCTGTAGATAAATCAGCGCCGGTAGCCCCCATTGTCGCCGCCTGTGTACCAAGCCGCTGTCGGGTCTCTCTGCGCCGTTGCTCAGCTTCAGCGTTACCTCTGTTTATTGCATCATTTGCCTGAGCTGTGGCTATATCTGCGTTCGCTTCTGCAACCTTCGAGGCATACTTTCCCTGTTGGTACTGGGTGTATGCCTGAATGCCACTCATGGCGAGCATTGCGCCACCAGCAATAACCGGATCGCACATTATTTTCTCTCCATGTGAAATCTGTGGAAATTAAGACCAAGAGCACCATAAGGCGCGGCTTCTTCAAGCCTGAATCCAAGCCAGTGCAGCCATGCTTTGGCAACATGGTTTCGCTCGTCGACATAGTTTTCCAGGCGCGGATAAACTGCCAGCATCTGCTGCAATACAGGGCGGCAGTGGCGAAGAAATGTCTTCTGATATTTTTCGATACGACTGGTTCCGACCAGCCAGGGCGTACCATTGCCACCGATCATTGACGCCGGAGATACGCCAAACATGGTTACCAGTTCTCCGTTCGCAAATCCTGACCAGGCCATAGTCGCAGTACGCAGACCAACACGCAGCGCATCTTCGGTAGTCATCAGTGATACCGCATACAGTTCGTCAATATCAGCCTGACGAACATCCGGCAAAATCATCTGAAGATGCTCTTCGGTTGCGGGAATAATTTGAACATCGACCATCAGAATCCCCCAACAGTAAGGCGAGGAATAACGGCAAGAACAGACAGCGGCAACGGATCAAGCTGACGGATTTTTACACGTCCGTTTTTGCCCCAGTTACTGTCCAGTTTCACTTCTACTTTTCCGGTAGCATCATCAACAGGATCATCGTAGAACTCGAATTCACGCTGTGGATATTCGTACCATTTACCGCCGGGCGTAGTCGCCCAGATGCCGCGACTGGCATTCACAACCAGAGTAACGGACGGGATCACCTGTTTTTTGTCCAGCAGCGTTTCCTGTCCGTTAATGTTGATATCCAGTGTTTCGAATTCAGCAGTTATTGGCAGGCCGATGTGCACAACAGCCCCAGGTGATTCCAGCGTGACGGCACCTCCGGAAACCACTTTCTGTGGTTCCACGTTCGCATCAGAGAGGATGTTTACGGTCTGGCCTTCAAGATGAGACAAGCCGCCAAATGTCCGGCGCGCCATCTGCCAGTTCGTGGTGGCCACATTCCTGAGGGATGGCGGGACGTTCCTGTTAGCACGAACCACTACAGCGGTATTGCTGGTTACAGAAATAATGTCGCAACGTAATTCTTTTGACACCTCATCGCCAGTATCAGGATCAGTTCCGGTATAAGGGAACTGTAGTTGCGCGCCGACATCACTACTGGTGAAGTACGCACCACCAGAAACACTGATTGTATATTCCGCGCGGTAATCCCATTCGCCAGAACCACCAGTGATGGTCATCGTTCTGTCAGACGTATTTCTTCCATCATAGCTAAGGCCAGAATCAACAAAGAAAGCATCTTCATCGCTGGTAAATAAACGGCTGGACAGTCGCTCGATGTATCTCACTGTTTGCCCGTTAACGGTTCGGTTAATGACGAAATACACCGCATCTTCATTGCCTTCGCTGATACTGCATGTGCTTTCATATTTTCCGGTACTGGACTGTGGTGCCCATGCAAAAACCTGTTGATCACGCAGATAGGTCATCACCAGTAATTTACCGTCATCACGAATGCAGAAGGCGCTGGAGTAAGGGACAATAGAGAAGCACCAGTCAACAATGCTGTGCTTCTGAAAAAGATGATTGGCAAGGATAGTAAGGTCGTTCCCCTGATAGCCGTCAACATCGAATGAATAGGCCAGATCACGGACAACACTGCCTTTCTCCTGGACGAACAGAGCAATATTCGCCACGGCAATTGGTGGGACGTTGCTTGAGCCATTTGATCCCTGAGAGCTGAATGCAAATGATGATGGGGTTAACACTTTGTTCTGGTCGCCGGTGATGACGTACTCACCTCCGGAAGTCAGCGCCACCAGCGAACCAACATCAATCAGGTGGCGGATCTCATTAACCTGACGCCCGGCATAGGTGTAGATAATTCTATCGTCATCCTGCGTAGGATTGCTTTTGCCAAAATCCTTATAATCCCCAGTACGGCTGGCCCAGATAGTCTGAGGGAACGCAGTCGATGCGGCGAAGTAAAGACGCTGTTGATAATAAACAACAGTGCCAGGATAACCATTAACACTGTTCCAGGCATATTTAGCCCATTTATAGCTGGCATTATCCTCGCCAACGACCTGCGAAGGGATATAGGAAATCACCTCAGCAGTTGCAGTAGTGCCATTTACAGCAGTTATACGGGCAATGCCAAAACCACTGTGCAGATACTCCCACTCAATGCCAGTATCATCATCACCGGAGCCTCCCCAGCCATCCCATGATGTGCCTTCTGTATGCGAAGGGCGCAAAGTGCCTGTTTTGCCTGCTGTAACGGCGCGATAGTAGTTACTGTCTGCACGGCGAATATCGCCAATCGACGTACTCTTACTGGTTTCCCATACCGGTACTGAATCCACTGCTGGCTGTTCCAGATAGAACAATTTGCCTACCTGCTCCGCGCCAAAAATAGAGGCGCTTGCCGTTAACGTAATTGTCCCGGTGCTGGCGCTGGCATAAACCGTCACTGACTCGTCAATATTGATATCTTCAAATGGCCCGTTCTTCGTTACCACATCAACCAGTTGCCAGTTGTCATGCGCATAGCGGCGCAACTCTTTCGGCGGGTATGCCGGATGAACCAGCGTAAGCACGTCTGCGCTTTGCGTGAATTTAATTCTGAACAGATCGGCTTCAGTATATGGCGTGGCAATTTCATAAATAACATTGCTGCTGTTCAGCACCAACGCACCATCTTTGATAACGCGCATGTACTGGTGTCCGAACTCCAGAGCATAAGTCTGAACCGTCGAGAACTGGAACGGGATCAGGCGGCATTTCCGATTTGGGTATTTGGCGGCACCGACAAAACGCGTACCAGGTCGACTCTCAACGCCGCCATACTGCCGCACGATAAAGTTATCGCACTTGCGCAATGCCACCTGGTACTTCGCCATGTCGATACGACCGTACAACGACGGTCCAATCTCACCACCGGCAAAGCTGGGCTGGATCCAACTGATAGCCATCAGGACAACCTCGCAATGGTAAACTCGTCAACCGGTGGCTGTGGTTCCTGTGATTCATTCTGGCTATGCGAGCCAGCACTAAGAATCACGCGATTGTACATATTGAGGGCAAACGTACCGAGGTCTGCATTCCCAGTCAGCGCCATGTTAATAGCTGCCGCAAGACGCCAGGCCAACGCCTCCATAAAAATGGCATCAAACATGTTCACATCTGTAACGCGAGAGACATACTTGAGCCATGCCTGAGGCTGGTCTGTGTAGATCAACTTTCCTGTTCCGTTGGTGTCTACACCTACTTCGTACTGAACGCGCATTGCTGCTGTTGGATTGCGTACACCAGGAAGCATAATTTCAGTAATGCGCAGACAATCGGACGGGTACTGATACGCATATTCCCAGTCAGGCGGTGGATTGCTCGTATCTGCAAGCGCCACGCGTTTGGTAGCAAAGTTCCAGTCAAAATCAGAAAGCACAGCATCACGGCAGGCCTCAAAGTGCAGCGAACATTCCCCCGCTTCCTTGCTGGCTTCCGTCAGGCTGTTAATGCTGCGGCTGTTGCCAATATTGGACAGCGCACGATTGCAGATCTCTACTACAGAGGCCATAAGTTTCTATACTCCTGCAATAAAGGGGCCGAAGCCCCTTGTCTGATTCGCGAGGCTTACACGCCCAGTTCTTTACGCTTATCTGCGATCTTCTCGCGGAGCGTTTCGGCTTTGGCGTTATGGTGTGGCTTCTCGTTAAAGAGCAATTCGTACTCTTCACGGAGCTTATCCAGTTCACCATCATCTGACACATCGTTGATGATTTTGGTGCTGGTTGCTGCCATAGACACCTTTCCTGCTACCTTTGCTTTTGCCTGTCTGGCTGCATCGTTAACAGGTTCCAGTGCGCTACCAGGCTCACCTTCGTATTCGATTTCTGCCCCCTCCGGCCACAGTGTGTTATGGATATGAGAGAGGCGCAGAACGCGGTATCTTGGTTTCTCACCTGACATCGATATCACCTTAACCAGTTACTTTTGAGCGGATCGGATACGGCGTATTGGCATCAACATCAAGATTGATACCCGCAGTGAATTTGCCAGCCGTTAGTGGGCCAGTTGCGACGGAGTAGTTAACACGCAGATATCGCTGAACACCGGCTGGCACCTTTGCAGAAACAACTCGCTTACCTGCTGTCAGGGTGGCCTTTGCCAGTGCGCCACTATCATAAATAGTGGTCCATGAGCTGTTATTCTCACTCGTCTGCAACTGGATGTTTACAGTTGCCTCACCACTTGCCGTGGCGGCTTCGTTAACCAGCACCCAAAACTCAAGCGGGTAACCCACGCCGATATCACGACGTTTTCCGTCAATTGGACCGAGATCGATTACGTCAGTAGAAGCCGCGGTATTCGTAACCGCCTGAGCTTCGGAGAACATCAACAGTTTGTCGGTGATCATCTTCTTTCTCCATTAGTGGGTCTGTTACGACCCACAGGTTAATAACAGGCGTTACACCACGCGGGCTTCTGTTTCCAGAAGCGCATCAGTTTCACGGATTGGTACACCACGGAATGAAGTCCACCACTCGCCTTCAGTCTCTTTTACGCTGATAGCCAGAGATGTTTTCTCCAGAGACTGCAGATCAAGAGCCTGGCCTACAGTGCGGTTCATGTAGAACACCGGGCGGCCCATGCCACGGTTTGGAATGCGATGTAGTGCTTTAACCATCAACTTCGCAATATTTGCGGCAGAGGAAGGTTCTGAAAGATTGCTGACATCGATATTTGCAATGCGAACAACATAACGCCAGTCACGCAGAGAAAGTCCGTTATCCCATTTGTAATGGGTACGATAGCCTTCGTACTTGCCGCCATTAGCATCTTCCAGTGTCACCTGGCCTTTATCTTCCATCTGGATGCCAGCCTTCTGCCCTTTCGGGAAGATGCCATGCACGGTGTTTTCGCCCCACACCACTAACCAGATTGAGGTGTTATCTGTACCCGTGCCACCAGCATCAATGATGTTCTGAGCATTACCCGCAGACAGGCTGGAATAGCGGGAGGACAGTCCCATAAACTGCTGAGGGTTAACGCTGGAATCACCATAAAACAGCGTCTGCGCCATCTGCTGATTCATCGCTTCAATAAATGCGCGGTCTTCAGACAGGCGGAATTCGGCGGTATTGCCGTTCAGATCAGCCAGTGACTTATCGACTTCAGCATAGGTTTCCAACATACCAATGGAATCGGTGACCTGCACTGTGGTTGATTTGCTTGGTTGTACACCATAGTTCAACAAACGCCAGGTAGCTGAAGGTAAACCAGAACGAATGGTGGTTTTGTGTCCGGTAGGAAGGTTCCCTTCGACAAAAGGCATATCCTGAAGGATCGGGTTAGTTTGACCGAGAAGCTCGATAATCTTATCGACTTTCCCATCTTTATCGACGCGCTTACCCCAGTCAGCCAGCGTTAGCGCAGTTAAGCCTTTAACAGCCATTGTTATTTCCTCTCTTATTTGCCATAGAGCACTTCGGCCGCACTACGCTGGCCTTCATTACCACCGGTGACCATGCCATCCTCAGACATCGCCTTTCCGATTTTCACGAACGTTTTGACCAGATCAGGGTGATTACCCAGTCCGGTGGTGTTCAGATATTCTTTGAGTTCAGGTGTCCCGAACTGGTCAAGCGCACGCTGTGCGGCGCTAAGGTTAGAAATCAACTTGTCGCCACCGATTTCTTTGTCAGCTTTTACATCCGCAGCCCACTGCTCGGTTGTTTTCTGCCAGGCTTCTGCCTGGCGCTGCTGAACACCTGCCAGAATCTTCGGATAAGCATCAACCAGCTTTTGCGCTTGCTCGTTGGTCAGGTTAAGTTCTCGCGCCACCGGCTCGAATTCCTTCAACGCTTCTGTATCCAGCTCTACGCCTTCGGCTGCCTGAAACTCGTACTTCTCAGGCGCACCCTCTGGTTTATCGCCGTCCTTTTTTTCATCCTGCTTATCGTTTTCAGGCTTTTTGTCATCAGCAGGTTTATCGCCATCAGCAACAAGTTGTGGCTTATCACCTTCCTGTTGTGATGGATCACCAACTGGAGCAGGGTTATCACCTGCAGGCGCTGACGGTTCTGACGCAGCCGGAGCTGCTCCACCATCGACTGGTTGCTCATTGCAAAGACGGCGATACAGCAAACGCTCAAATAAATTCATGATCACTCCTGTTCACTGGCCTCTTTGGCCATCTTCAAATACTGTTCAGGGCAATGCGCCATAACGCGCTGAAACAGTTCCAGCGCCAGATTGCGTTGCCCCTCATTAAATGCCATTGCCATAGCGTCCATCGGTGAGATAGCGGAAAACACACGGCCTTTCTCCAGCACCGACCAGACAACGCGACGCCCCTGTTCACTGCTCATGACAAAGCGAATGTCATCAATTTCACGCTGCGCCATGTCACGTTGCTTACGGGCGTTTTCTTCTTTCAGTTGATCGTCTTCGTAATCTGTCATTGTGATTGCCCACCCTGACCACTAACTGCATTCGCCATAGCTGACAACACACTCGGATCCGAAGTTTTAGCTTCGCTTAGCGTCTTGGCCCCCTGTGCCGCCGCCATCCCCATCGCCATCATTTGTTGCTGCTGTTGCTGCTGTGCCCGTTGCTGGCGAGCCTGCTCAACCTGTTCCTGCGGAACAATGACGGTTGGAGACACTCCGGACATATCAGCGAATGCATCGATCGCCTGATCAACGTTGAGTTTGTCGAGAGCTTCTGGTTTCGCTTGCGCAAGTTGACCAATGAAGTTAACCGTGGACGCCAGACTGGACAGGCCGATAGACTTCTGCGCCTGAGCCATGACGGAAATGTATTCGACCTTCAGGGGCATACCTTCCATCACGTCTGGCGGTGGCGGCAGCATGTTTTTACGCACCATCATCGAGAAAGAGCGGTCAATGAGAGGATTAAGACATTCGTCGTTCAGACGCTCCAGAACCGGCCCCAACATCAGAAGTTTTTCTTCTTTCATTTCGATCACCGCTTCAACAGGCATCGAGCGGGTATTGATGTTCTGCAACATCATGAACAGATCGACAAAGTAGGCGCTGTTAATGATTTGACGAGTGTCCTGAATGTCTGCCACCAAATCTGCTGTACTGGGGTTAACCAGATAAGCAGGCCTGAAACCATCCTGACCAGTAATCTGATCGATATACGTGATGTCGCCAGGAAGAAGGGAGGCACGCTGATTCTTGAGGGAAGTCGGAGCAACCATCGGCGGATTGGTGGCTTTATCAATCAACTGCGACTTGCGCTTCTGGAGAAGCTGCAATGCCTTAACAGGTCCAAGCGCCAGCATACCCGGGCATGATGATCCATAAACATCTTCGCCGTTAACTTCCCAGCGCGGAGCCATAATTGGAAACTCATCGAATCCGGACTCACGCAACAACTTGTCGTTATCGCCACAAACCTCGTAATAAACCGATTTGAATGGCTTGTTCTTGCTATCCAGCTTCGATGTATCGCGGTCAATGTTCGGGTAAACCGAATGCATCACTTCAATCCACTTCTCGTAGGTTCCGCTTTCCCACATGCTTTTTACGGATTCGCTGACGTTATTTAGCCCGAACTCCTGAACAAGCTGACGAACAGTCATAGAGAACTTGCGAAAACAGGTGTCCACACTGCCACGAGGTGAGTTAGCCAGGTAGTAACTGCCTATCGGGAATGGCATTGTGCGAATGATGTCCTCGTCATCCTCCAGCACCGCCATTGCACCAGTGCTGTATGTGCCGAGGCTTCCGTATAACTGCGGCAGCGACTGATAGAGATTCGACTTATTGAACATATCGTTCATGCGGTTCTGCACCGCCTCAAGCCACAACTTAACAGGGCCATAATCCATCATTTCAGGATCTGGCGTAGCCAGGCGAAACCACGGACGCGCGGGGCTTGTGATGCCTGACATCATGCCGCTGGCGAGAGTGCGCGCCGCCATAGTCCCGGTCGAATCAATAATGCGTGTATTGCGTCGATCGTTACGGTTGACCTCAGAAGTCAGAAAGCGGGAACCACGCGGGTTGATGTAATCACTCAACTCGCGCCAGTGCGGCTCGAACGACTGACGCTCGCTTTCAAATTGTGCGAACTGTTTGTTCAATCGCTCTTTAGTTGTTTCCGCCATTTCAATGACTCCGGTTACTGACCAAGCAGCGTTTTACCGCTGGTATTAGCAGTTGATGTGTCGCCCTGAGAACCGGTAAGCAGCGTAGAACTACGACCAGCAGCAACGCGACGGCGACGAGTTTCTTCGTCGCGGGCATCAACAACGGCGGCATCCTGCTCCTGTGGTGCTGCCTGAACTTCTGGTGTTGCAGGCACTGATGGTGAGCTACCCATGCACATATCAATGACTCCGTACGCAATTAAATTATTACCAATTTAACCACATATGATTTATTTATCGTAGACAGTTGACATTTAACGCGCGAATTATTACCTTTCAGGTAACCAAAGAGTTCATTCCGGTTACTAACCTGACTGGCTTGTCGTTAAATTGAACAGGTGGAGTGAGCTTTTATTTTGAGCAGTACGGCGTATGGCACATGCGCCGATAGCGGTCTGGATGCGTTTAAGGGGCACCCTCCCTGGCTGTGGCAAACGAACCAGGTAGCCGGAATGTGCAAGTCGAGCGGTTTTATTCCGCGCACGGGGATTCACCATCCCGGCGATTCGGTGTGACGCCTCGGAAGAGACGAGGGTACAACGATGAGAGCATTTATGGAGCCGCGACAAAGTGTGGCGCCTTAACAGGCTAAGTGCTCTCAGCGTTGTGGCATTAGCTCAGTTGGACAGAGCAACCGCCTTCTAAGCGGTTGGTCGCAGGTTCGAATCCTGCATGCCACGCCAGAATCACGCCTAAGGACCGTGATGCCAGAAGTTCCAGGTGCTTGGCGGTGATGGTTTCCCTTGAAGGACTATCACCGCCCTTGCCCTTTTTACAGCAGGACGCCATTGCGATGACTTCATGCTGTAAACCAGTACAGCCACGGAAGGCATAACTCATTGCTTCCAGTTCGCCCGGTTCGCCGGGCATTTTTTTAAGGTGAGATTATGAACGACCAGCAAATCGAAAAAGAAATCGTTGAGAAAGGTAAAACGGCACCTCGTGTAACTCCTGAGAAAATTGAAGGTCTCATTTGCAGTGAGCATTTTTTTACTGCTGCGCAGGGGGATCATCAGGCTAAAGAAGATGACCTTATTTATAATCCAGAGCCTTATGTCGAAGCCACCCCTGATGCTCTGCACCTTCTCACTTTCTGCGTCCTGGTGCTGCGCAACGGCTTCACCGTCACCGGAGAGAGCGCCTGTGCAAGCCCGGAAAACTTTGATGCAGAAATTGGTCGGAAGATTGCCCGACAGAATGCTGTAAACAAAATCTGGATGCTTGAAGGTTACTTGCTGAAGCAGAAGTTAAGCGAGCAATAACACCGTGACATATCACAAACAGCCAGCCTATGAGCTGGCTTTGTTTTATCCTCATCAGAGGATATCAACAACATTATCCCCTCAAGCGGATTAAGCATAGGGATCGTAATCTGTGATGGCCTTGCCTTGCTGGTTCTGCTGCCCGGGAATTCGCAGACGCTTAGACACAGGGAACGCAAACGTCAGCAGTAGCGCATCGCCTTTACCCGGTGAACGCCCAAGCCGCTCCTTGATATCTTCCTTCGGTTCGATAACGATTTTACCGTCCACTCGAACTTTGTACTCTGCCGCCGACAGGTCGTCTGCTGTTTCCTGGTCATCCAGCATGCCGCCCAGCCTCAGCCATGTCTTGCATGAATTGAACATCTCCCCACGCTTGTTGAGCATCTGCGGGTCAGTAGACGCGCCACCGAACGGAACAAGTTGCCATGTACGACCCCAGCCGTCACCGATTGACTTCAAACCGGTTCCGTAACCGAAGTCGATGAACACCGCGTCAGCCTGATACTGGTCTTCAAAGTCAGCGATACGCTTCGCCATAATCAGATCGTCGGTAGTCTTGTTGCCAGTCCACAGCACCTTACTGTGTAGCCCCTGCCGCAGGTATATCACAGCGTCATCAACGCCGGAGTATGCCGGGTCAACGCCGATTATCACCGGAGCATGTGCAACCTGCGCAGCGGTTACCACCCGTTTCATTGCCTCGTCAGTAAGACCGGTAGGGATAAACTGCAATTCAGATGCATCAGGGAATATGCCACGCACACGGATTTTAACGAAGTCGCTGTCTTCCCCGTAGTCATCAACCCATTTCTGCAACTGCTGTTTGTTAGTGCCTTCCACCGTCCGGCTGTCAATCTGCGCAGTTTTCCAGCGGTGTTTATATTTGCGGAAACATTCGCGAAAACGCCCGGTGTTACGTGTAGGGTTTCCGAACGCCACCCAAATAATCTCAGTGTCTTCGTCCGTAAGCGCACCCTCGGCAACTTCCCACACCAGATCCGCAATGTTCGACGCTTCATCAAACACCACGATGATGCGTTTGCGCTCGTTGTGTAGTCCGGCGAATGCCTCGGTGTTGTGCTCAGACCAGGGTATTGCGTCAGCCCGCCACCGCTTGTCGTGCCCTAGGTCATTGCTGTACATCGCGGTAGCGGTACAGGTAAACCAGTCTTTCGTGATAGCAAGGTTCGACCACTTGATAATTTCCGGCCAGGTCTTCGTTCGTAGCTGGTTGTCGGTGTTGGCGGTCACCACGACCTTACAATCCTCGCAAGTGGACATGCCCCAGTTGATCAGCATTGAGATGAATGCGGATTTACCAATACCGTGACCAGAAGCGCGTGCCAGCATAAGCGGCTGATAGCGCGTCTCTGGATTCTGCAGGTGATCACGTATCTCTCGGAACGCATCAGCCTGCCACTGACGTGGGCCGGTGGCATGTGCCAGTTCAGTCCCCTCTTCCCCCCATGGGAACGCATAGAGGGCATAGCCAAGCGGATCGTGAGTGAACCCTGCAATATCCTCGATTAACTGCTCTTCAGGAGATAACGCTGTATCTGTCACTGATTGCCATCCTGACGTTCTTTCAGTCTCTTCCTGGCTGCCGCTATGCGATCAGCAATTGTCACATTCACATTAACATCCAGGCGTTCTTTGAATGCGTTGACGTCGACGTGCTTACCAATCAGTTCGAGGTTCTTCACCTTGTCAGGCCATTTAATTTTTTTGAGGATTGTCTCTATCGAATCCTCGTTCATGTTCATGATGGTCGATGACAGATCAAAGCCACTAAGCGTAGTGCGCCAGATTTTCGGCCACTCGCGGATTGGCTTAAGGCTCCCATCGTCGTTGAGGATGTCGATCACGTCCATCTGGTCGATCTCCACCAGGCGCATGAGAACGTAATCAGCACTGACGCGCATTCGTTTGTTGCGCTCTTCCATCAGCTCGGCAATCCGTTTTTGAATGCGTTCATCGCGCATCATGAGACTGGCTTTAACTGCCGCTGTATTTGGGGAGAATCCTGCGTTAATCGCAGCCTGAGTCTGGTTTTCAGGCGTTTGGATGTATGACTGGCAATAAGCCTCCTGCATTGCTGTTAGTGGCTTAAATTGCGTTGATTTGCGTTTATAGGTTTTAGGTTCAGCAGGCATCATAACCACCGTGGTAATAGTTACCGTTGTGGTAATAGTACCATGCAAAATAAAGCCGCCATAGTTGGCGGCAGTATTCAAAGTCCATCAAATTCATCGTAAAAACTCTCGTCAAGATACCCTTCCCATTTACCGCGAATGAAAATTACATCCTCGCCGCAAGGGTGCTGACTGTCGATAACTATATCCCTCCTGGCGCAACCATACTTATGCATGAGAAATTTAACCTCTTTCGGAAAATTTGCTGAGTTATCTCTCATATCTTCAAGGTCGTAGCGTATTTTTGGCATAACACCTTCGTGACATGTCACACTATTAATTTCGTTTCATGCCAGCCTTTAGTCACCCAGCATTGCGAGTCACCATTACACGGGCATGAATTAACGGGAACTCTCTCGCCGCACTTACCGCAAAGTTTTCTGCTGATCGATTTTATACGCCCGCGCACACGTGCATCATCCTGGCGGATCAGCAGCGCGATGTACTCGGCCATTTCATAGGGATCGTGACCAGGGCGCCGGGCGGCGCAGTTCCGCGCCAGCATTTCCTGCTCCTGCTTATCCAGCACCAGTTCAATTTTGCGCTCACCGGCGGCGGACTGCCGAGCGCGCTGCGCGGCTTTGCGCTCTGCTGCTGATTTAGCCATCAATATTCACCTTTATCGCGAACACCTTTACCGGTTTATCACCGAAGTGCGGATGTGTGATTGTCTTGATTTCATATCCACCATACGGAACATCAATTCTGCGACTGGAATCGTCGCGCTTCGGATATCCCTTTGTGATAATCAGGCGGTCATATTCCCGGAACATAATTCGCTTATTCCAGTAGTCATTGCACAGGCGATACTCTTCCGTTTTCTCCCCGCGAATCATGGCATCGAAGTATTCACCTTTGACGGCAAGTTGTAGGTTAGCCACGGTTAACCTCCTGCGGCGGTTCCGGTAGAGGCATCCAGTACAAGGCGTTCCCTAACCACGATAAAGTGCCGTCGCTCAACTCCACGTATTCCCCTTGTACCTGTCCTGCCATATACTCGCCGTGCTTTGAATAAATTAAAATCCAATCATCTTGAGCGGGCATTCGCTCACTACAGCTTATCCAACCATCCGGAGTTACCGGATAGTTGCCAGCCAGTCTACGCAAAACAGTCTTAACCGCCTCAATACGGTCATCATCGCAACTTTCCAGCGTATCTATGCGATCGAGCATGATGATGGCGTTATCAATATCAGGATTGCCGGTCCACTCATTACCGCGATTGGATTCGGCAGCCTGGTTGCCGCGTACTGGTTGATTCTCGGCTTTACCCTGTCTGTCGTCGCTGCATGAATGCCCTTCCAGCCAGACCAGTGCTTGTCGCATGAAATACGCAATATGCTTGCCGTGGTAATCGTCTTCATCGATGTGAAAAGCGATACTGCGGATATATTCAATTGCGTTTTCAATGGCCTCCGGCGTTACCGGAGTTGGTCCATCGAATTCGGGCATGTCAGGACCTTTTCTGATAGCTTTAGCCAGCTCCAGCGGGTCATCGTAAAGCCAGTCGCCAGTTTGTGGGTGATTTGCTTCTGCAAGCTGCGCAGCCCATTCAAGACCATCTTTTTGACCTTGGAGATAATCAAGCGGCAACTCTTCATGATTACTTGCAGGTTCGGCACTATCAGCTTCGCGCCGCTTCTGTAGCTCTGCTGCCATTGCTCTCACGACTTCAACTGGTGCCCTTGCAGCAAACTCTATGTTGGTGATCAGCTCATTAAGATATTGCTCGCCTGGATACTGTTTCTTATCGGTTATAGTGGTCATATCACTCTCCTTTAGTGCGAAAGTGGTTTTTCCAGCGGTTTTGCGCCGCGCTGGGCTTTTTGCAAAAACCACAATCCATCATCCCGTAATGTTTCATTAACCCCATCCGTCGGTTGCTGAGTCTCACCCACTGCCAGACGCCAGGAGCGTTTCTACGAACTAACAGAATCTTTGCTTTACGGTTTTTCATCTTACAGCGTACCCTTTCTTCCGCCTGTTCTGTGACGCAGTAGGCTTACGCTTTGCGGCAAAAGCCACCTGACCAAATGGATGGAGTACCGCTATCTTATGGTTGCTAATAACCAGCTCCACCACACGCACAGGTCGCTGTAAAAAAAGTCGTTTTGCCTTACGGTTTTTCATCGCTTTGCTCTCCTGCGTCTCTTTGCTGCTCGTCGTGCCGCTGCAATACCGGTATGGCGGCGCTTTGGTGACGGGATGATGTTGTCAGCCATCAGTACATGTGGCTTTGCAATTAGCGCAGAAGCCCAAAAACGAGTCGGGTACGGTAACAAGCCGATACATGCCACACGCATTACTCACCTCCTTTGATGCGAATGCCAGCGGTGCGTGGCACATTAACTTCCACGATGCGCACAGTTGGTTTGTACATCTCAATCGCTGTCAGCCAGTCAGCGCCAGTCATGCGCTTTTCTGCATCGCCATTAGTCCAATTAACCGGTACACCAATAGCCTTCATCGCGATTTCTATTTCCCCGGCAATGGCGCTTTTTCCGCAACCAGTAAAACCAGATACAACGACCAGAACTTCACCTTTGGCTGGTTTTATTTCCCGCGCTTCCAGTTCTGCTATGCGCTTACTTCCATCCGAGATAACACCTTCGTAATACTCACGCTGCTCGTTGAGTTTTGATTTTGTCTCCTCAAGCTCAACTCTCAGCTTCCCTACCGTTAGCGCAATATCCTCGTTCTCCTGGTCGCGGCGTTTGATGTATTGCTGGTTTCTTTCCAGTTCATCCAGCAGTGCCAGCGCGATATCTGGCGAAAAGTGCTTCATAAAATCGTTAAGCGCATTAATTCGCTGATCGAAGGGCATTACAGGTGCTTCACCAGCAATTTTTGTTTTTTCAGCGATTTCACGAAGCTTTTGATAATCAATCTTGCTCACTGGTTGCCTCCTTTGCGAAGCTGGGCAGCAAAGTCAACTAACCACTCAGTCATTTCAACCTTCCCTACCAGGTCTGAACCAGGGTGCATACAGCAATCACTCTGCGCCGCTTTGAAATCCTTATACTCATATTCTTGGGCCACCAGATTTTTTGCAGCTTCTATAGCAGCATCCACGCCCTGCGCCCGCACTTCAGCCAGGCATTTGCGAAACTCGGAAACGTACTGTTCGACGCTCATTCCCCAGCTAAGTGGACATTCATTGAATGTTTCGCCTTCGTGCTCTTCATCAGGTAGCTCTTTGGTAAAGAACTCACGTTCAATGGCGTGGAGTGTGTCAGCAAAACGACGTAAGTTACTCAAACCTGTCGTAATGGAGAATTCAGGAGCATCACATCCGACGCCCATCTGCTGATAAACGGCGGTTTTGAAGGCCTTCAGCCCCGCATTCTCCGCCGCCAACGCCGAAAACTTCTCGTGTGCCAACTTAACAGCCGCATCAGCCTGCTTAATTGACTCAATCGCTTTCTGCTGGTCTTCGGCCAGCGCATTAGCACGCACCAGTTGCACTTCCAGTTGCGTTGCCAAATCGCTGATCAGCTTTGCCACACTGCGCATATCAACGGCACCACATTCTGCTTTCAGTTCCGAAGCCATCTCATGCCCGGCGGAAACTAACCCTTTGATATTACTTTCCATCTTTACCCTCGCTTATCCACATAACTTATTGATTACATTGATAACTAAAAAGATCGTCGATTCAGAACTCTTCGATGTTCCAGCCGCCACCTGCTTTCTTTGGTTTAACCGTTACCCCGATTATTCGGAACGGATACTGATCTGCGGCGACTTTTGTTTTCACTCTGGCGTCGTCGGTCCAGAAACCTTTCACTTCGTGCAGTTCCATCTCGCCGGTAGCGAGCATCACAGCAAAATCGGGCGTATAGAACGTGTTGTCAGCTAACCGCAGCTTGATACCCTCGAATCGATACCAAGCGATTTCCCCTGCACGTTTACGCTGCTCAAGGTGCTGGCAATACGCAGATTCTGTTTTGTTCATCTGGCCTGTTTTGAGTCGACCAAGAGCCTGTATCTGTTTTCTCATGATTTACCTCTGAGGTAATTAAAAACCACATAAGACACGAAATCAATAGATTTTAGAATATTTTATTACCCATCAGGTAATCATTGAGACGTAAAAAAATGCGCTATCGCGCTGGTATTACTTGATAAATCCTGCCGCCTTTCCCCGCCTGTATTCCTCCATCAGCCACTGCGCCGGTGTTATTCCCCCTAGGGTGGCGGCGTTAGGCATGCACCCGAAACTTCGCCCTGGTGGATGGTAAACGTCTCTCCCTGTGTCCGGAGGTGTACTCATGGGCTCTGGCTTTGCCTGTATGCTGATCACCGGATCGGGTATCTGCTGTCCGGAAGCCACCTTTTTCGCCCAATCATCGAGCAGCCTGCGCGCGTGTTTCTCAACCTCACTCTCGCTAAGCTGGCGCTGATACATTGCACGACGGGTATCACATACGACCCAGTACATAACCGGATGCCGCCACGGGAATCTTTCGGGACCACCAGGATATAAACTTTTTTCCTTGCTGTACCGGTGAAACTCCGCCATCACATCGTCAATGGTGACGCCAAGAACCATCTTGCTGTCTTTGCACCACTTGATGAATTGCCCTGGCGACGGCCAGAACGGAGATTCACTGGCGCGGGCGTGGCGCATACCAGCGTTAACCTGTTCCATTGTAGTGATCCCATTCTCCAGAAACGCAAGCATCCATTGCTTACGGAATTCATTAAGTTTGTTCTGCTCACTTATGGTCGAAACGCTTGCAGGAAATGCAGCCTGTAACTGGACAAATAGTTCATTGAAAATTCTAGCAACCTGCTCCTTTTTGCCATTGCTGTCACGCCGCTCTTCATGCACAGCAACACCATGCTCACGTAAGCGATCGTACTCATTGAGAAGTTCTGGAGTTGATTTCATCCCACACCCCTTCTATCCAGTCAGTGTTATTCCAGTCAAGCCCATCGCTTTTCCCGGCATTTTTTGATTTTCCCCTGATATGATTTACGTGCCTGGCGAATTTTTGTTCCCACTGAACCTGCGTGAACACTTTGCCCTCAGCCATCCAGTAATCCCGGAATGCAGCAAGTTCAGCAGGTGTAAATTCCGGTTCCGGCAGGGCCGTTCCCCACAGCGCAGCACGCCGCCGAAAATCTGGCGACGGTAGCCAGCCATCTGTCATCGGAAATTTCCCGATGGGTTCACTCAGGCCATCCAGAAATTCAGGTTCTGCCACCTGCAACGGCGTACTGTTCGCTTCACTGGTCGGAGCACCCTCGCGCACGTGCGCTATGTGTGGGGTTTTATATATATCTTCCTCTTCCTCTTCCTCTGGTAACTCCTTTTGTAACGCTGTTGGCGTTACTTTTTGCGTTACTCGTTTTCGATGCTCTGCCACTCTTCTATTCGTAAGTGCACGTTTTTTCGATGATTCTCCATTGTGTCGCTCAAAGTTTGGAAGAATTAGTTTGCCGTCATGATAAGCAAGCCATCCGACGCTAATGAGGGCGTCAGCAAATCCTGTAATAAAAGCGAGTCTATCAAGTACTCCTTTTGTAACGCTGCCAGCGTTACCGTCTATTGTTTGCTGGTCAGCCCATGCCCATATACGAACCAGCTTTCCAAGAACAGCATCTGGATCAATACCCAGAATTTCTGCTATCTGAAAAATTTCAGGTTTATCAGGAGTGATAACTTCAACCTTAATCCAGCTGCTTGCCATAGGTTTCCCCTCTTGCACTCTTTAGTGCACAAGCAAATTCATTACGATGGCGGTTGGCGCTATTCATTGCACATTCAACACATGTTCCGTTCAGAACATACCTTTCAGAGAGATGGCCGTGACGGCACCGCTTTCCTGTGAAATAGCGATTTAACCCGGCTTTTGCGGCCTCCATTCTGGTTACTATCTTCAATTTTTCCGCCCCTTTTTGTTATTGATATTGGCTATTTTGCACAATTGGAAAATTTGATCAACCAGATTTGGTTTTTTATTACCTTTGAGGTACGAATAGATATGAAAAGACCGCCGGGTGGCGGTCTACAGAGGGTTGTAGCTGGATATCATGAGTAGAAGAAGTATGCCAGTTCTGCTTTTGAGCGCAGCCATTGTCTTGTTTTACAGGCTTTAAAAAGCCCATTCATCAATACCTTACCTGGCATTTTGCGCTTGCCTGTTAAGTGAGTCTGGATATAGTGACTCGTCGTTCCGGCTTCCTGTGCGAAGGCTTCACGCTCATCCGGAGTAAGTGCAAGCCAGTGCTTTTTGAAATCGAAATGTCCGTTATCGCTCATAGCTATTGCCTGATATTTATTTCAGATAATAAATATTCACCCATAAGGTAACAAAAATCAAGGATGGTTACCTATGAGGTGCATTTACCTGTTGGGTAATATTGCTTTAAATTGAATCATCTACTGATTCATATATGAGGCGATTTTCCAGAAAATGAAAAGTATCCAGGACGTCCGCAGGCAAAATCTCAACGACTTGATCGACCGTGAATTCAATGGTGTTCAGACGCGGATGGCAGAAAAACTTGGAACTCAGGCAAATCTGGTAAACCGCTGGGCTCTTGGCAAGAAGGTTATCGGCGACCAGGTTGCGCGAAAAATTGAAGCTGCCGCCAATAAACCCCGTAACTGGCTTGATATCGATCGCTCGCTTTCTCAGGAAGGTTTTCAGCCTGTCGGCCCAAGCGACATTGGTCAGCTGGCGGCTCACAACCTGGAACGCTGGATGAGCGAAAGCCGCGACCTTTCAACACAGGGAAAACTTCACCGCGCATCCGGCGTCGCCCAGGTGACAATCAGCCGCCTGTTAAACAATGAGGTCAGCGTTTCCATTTCCACCCTGGAGAATGTTGCATCCGCATTCGGGCGTCACGGATATGAACTACTGATTCACCCGCACGACCCTGCGACTATCAACTATGACCGCTCACGCTACGCATTGTTACCCGAAACCGAGAAAGCAAAGATCGAAAGTTACATTGAATTTGTCATCAACCAGAACGAAAAAAGCAAACAATAAAACTATATTTTTCAGTAAGTAAGCCGCCTCATGGCGGCTTTTTTATTGCCATCAAGATTACCTTATGGGTAATTTTTTTAACTCATATCTATTGACATCAAACCAAATACGCATAATCATTACCTCAACGGTAACAAGCCGAGGTAACAAGTTATGCAGTGGAAAATCATCAACGGTTGGTACTGCGTTACTGCATGCGGATTCATGAGCTGGAAGTTCCGCACCTTACAGGAAGGCATCAAGTGGGCTTTCGTCAGCAAAGAAGCTCGCGATGTGGCAAACGATAACGAGATATGGGAGTAGGTTAGCAAATGAGTGAATTATCAATCATCGAAATCACACCAGACATGGCACCAAGAATTTACGTTGAAAAAGGGCTGGAAAAGTTTCTCGAGCAGATCCGTGAAGGTGTTAATGAAGTGCCTGACATTAGCACAGACAAAGGCAGAAAGCGCATTGCATCTCTGGCTGCGAAGGTTTCAAGAAGTAAAACAGCGGTAGAAAAACCAGGACGTGATTATCTGAAACGCCTGAAAGAACAGCCGAAAGTAGTTGAAGCAGAGTTACGACGCTTCGTAACCGAATGCGATCGGCTTCGTGATGAAGTACGCCGCCCACTCACCGAGTGGGAAAATGCTGAGAAATTACGCACTGAAGCACTGCAACAACGCCTGACAAATTTGCGAGCACTAGCTGACGTGATCGATCTCTCCGGAAACTACTTGCCATCATCTGATATTCAGGAACGAATTCAAGAGGCTAAATCAGTAGCACTTGATGAAAGTTGGCAGGAGTACGCAGCAGAAGCTGGAGTAGCCAAGGATTCAACCATCAAGAAACTGGAAGAATCACTCGCAGTAGCTCAAAAACGCGAGCATGAAGCCGCTGAGCTGGAGCGACTTCGCAAAGAAGCGGAGGAAAAAGCGCGCATTGAGCGAGAAGAGAATATCCGACGGGAAGCTGCTGAACAGGCCAGGCTCGAAGCTGAACAAAAAGCGAAAGCTGAAATTGAGGCTGCGGCACGCCTGGCGGCGGAAGAAAAAGCACGTGCTGAAGTAGCAGAACGTCAGCGAATTGAAGCAGAGCAGCGTGCACGACGCGAAAAAGAAGAAGCCGTTGCCGAGGAACGCCGACGCCAAGAGGCGGCAGAAAAAGCCCGCCTTGACGAACAGAAGCGTATCGCCGACGAAGAAGCGCGCCGAGCTGCAGATAAAGAGCATCGCCGTACCGTTAACCGCAGAGTAATCGCAGATCTGATAGCCCAAGGCATTCACGAAGAATTCGCGCAGAAAGCAATGTTGGCTATCGCTGGCGGCAAAGTGCAGGACGCGTATATCAAATATTGAGGTGGGTATGAACGTTAATCAGCAGAAAAATCTTCAAAAAATCATGCTGGCATTCGACAAGGACTACCGCCTGTCAGAACAGCTATATGACCGACAAGTTGAACTGATCGATAGCATCCGGCTTCATCAACTGGCCTCAACTTTTGACGCTGTAACAGGCAAAGGAGTTCGCCAGGAAGTACTGGAGGCTGCTAAAGACAGCCCTGAGTTCGAAGAACTGATGGATGCCTACCGGCGAGAGGCAATGGCAATTATCGCCCGCTGGGATCTGGCGGATCGGATTGATGGGCAGAGGGAAGCGGCATGAAACCGGGAATTTATTTCGACATCAGCAATGAGGACTACCACGCCGGTGACGGCGTGAGTAAGTCGCAACTGGACATGGTTGCCAAGAATCCGGCGCTTCTTAAATGGGTTCAGGCAGCACCAGAAGACGAAGAGAAAAAGTCTGCACTGGATATGGGAACCGCATTGCACTGCCTGCTTCTGGAGCCTGGAGAGTTCGACAAACGCTTCATTGTTTCACCGAAATTCGATCGTCGGACGAAACAAGGTAAAGCTGACGAAGAAGCATTTCTTCGTGATGTAGCGGATATGGGGATTACGGTACTTGATGCCGAGCAGTGGCGGAAACTGGAGCTGATGCGTGATAGCGCAATGGCTCACCCGGCGGCACGCTGGATGCTGGAAGCACCTGGTTACTGCGAAGCATCAATGTACTGGAATGATGAAGAGACTGGTGAGTTGTGCCGCATTCGTCCAGACAAATGGCTGAACGAGCACAACGTGATCGTCGACGTGAAAAAGGTTGCAGATATGGACCGTTTTGCACGCCACATCGAGGAATTCCGCTACCACGTGCAGGACGCAATGTACCGCGAAGGCGCAATGAGGGTTACTGGTCAGCCGCATGGTTTTTTCTTTCTTGCCGTGAGCGAAAGCATTGATTGTGGTCGGTATCCGGTACGCGTGTTCGAGCTGGATGCGCCGGATGTCGATGCCGGGCACGCTCTGTTCCGCCGGGATCTGAATACCTATCACGAATGCCGCATCAACGATGAGTGGGGCGGAGTGGAAATTATTAAACGCCCTGACTGGGCACGTAAACAGGATATGTACGTATGAGCAATGATATCGCAATCACATCACAACCAGGCGCAACTGTAGGTACTGCTGCGGCAATCTTCAGCCCGGAGGGCATGAATCAACTGGTGCGTTTCGCGGAGTTGATGTCACAAAGCAAAGCGACTGTACCGAAACATCTTGAAGGCAAACCTGCCGATTGTCTGGCGGTGACCATGCAGGCGGCACAGTGGGGAATGAACCCTTTCGCCGTGGCGCAGAAAACGCATGTGGTAAACGGAACGTTAGGCTACGAAGCACAGTTGGTAAACGCGGTCGTATCCTCTTCCAGCCTGCTAGCGACACGCCTGAATTATCGCTGGAGCGGTGACTGGTCGAATGTTAACGGCAAAACAGATAAATCACCGAATCTGACGGTAACTGTGTCAGCAGTTCTTAAAGGAGAAGCAGAACCCCGTGAGCTTACCATCAGTATGGCGCAAGCCGGAGTGCGTAACTCTCCATTGTGGGAACAGGATCCGCGCCAGCAGCTTGCCTATCTTTGCACGAAACGATGGGCTCGCCTGCACGCTCCTGATGTGCTTCTCGGTGTTTACACCCCTGACGAATTACAGGAAACGGCACCGCGCGTTGAGCGAGACATTACTCCGCAAACGACTACTGCTGCGGGAATGAACAGTCTGATCAACGCTAAACCAGTGAAAAAGCATGATGAGCAAACGCGTAAAGCGGATAGCCGTGATCCAGAAGAAATGCTGATGGCCTTTACCAGCGCAGCGATGAATTACAGCACTGTCTCCGAACTGGATAAGGCTTACAAATACATTGCACAAAAACTTTCAGATGATGACGAACTGCTGGCAAAAGCCACCGACGTTTACAGCGTTCGTCGGGAAGAATTAAACGAAACATCTATGTAACCACCACCGCGGCGCCACACGCGCCGCACTGCAACCAAGAGAGGTATTTATGAAAGGTGCATTAGGTAAGAAGGAACTCCTGGCGGTGGTGCCACTGTCATGGAGCACTATCGACCGTATGGAGCGCGCAGGGGAATTTCCTAAACGCTGGTATATCACTGACAAACGCTGCGCATGGAACCGTGACGAAGTTGAGCGTTGGCTTGATGAACGTCAGGCAGCAAGCCCGGCAGAGTTCCAGGGTAAAAAACCTCCTGTTCAGCAACGTGTATATCGTCCCGTGAGCAACGCTGCATGAGTGCGCTGCTAAGGCACTGGATCAAATGGTCAGGATGGTACTTATTCCTGGCCTCTGTTTCAGCATGGCTTTATCTGCTGGCATTAATTTTCAGAGAGGGTTGGATTAAGTGAGAAAGTTAAGCCGACTTGAAAAATATCACATGAATAAGGTTTCAATGCGCAGTCCGTCAAAGATTGTCGCCGTTACTCCTGCGGCGATAGAGATCGAAAAACGCGCGATTGAAAGAGAGAAAAAAGGGCAGTTCCGCATTGCCGCTCACCTTTGGCTTCAGTGTATGGATGTTGCTTCTGGTGATGTTGAGCGTGCAAGGATCGCGGTTCGCAGGGACCAATGTATCACAAAAGGTAACGGCCTTCGCCGTGGAGACTATAGCGGTATAGGATGTTGCGGGGTGGTTTATGACTAAGAAATACACACTAATCTATGCAGATCCACCCTGGGTATACCGGGACAAAGCCGCAGATGGTAATCGCGGTGCCGGTTTTAAATATCCGGTTATGAGTGTGATGGATATCTGCCGCCTTCCTGTGTGGGATTTGGCCGATGAAAACTGTCTGTTGGCCATGTGGTGGGTGCCAACACAACCACTCGAAGCACTAAAAGTTGTTGAAGCCTGGGGGTTCCGTCTGATGACCATGAAGGGCTTCACGTGGATAAAATGTGGTAGTCGACAACCAGATAAACTGGTTATGGGTATGGGACACATGACTCGCGCCAATAGTGAAGATTGCCTGTTTGCAGTTAAGGGAAAACTACCTCCGCGCATTAATGCAGGGATCGTTCAGTCATTTACCGCACCGCGGCTTGAGCATTCAAGAAAACCAGATGTCGTTCGTGAAAAACTTGTGCAATTGTTAGGCGATGTTTCTCGCATTGAACTGTTCGCCCGCCAGACGTCTCATGGCTTCGATGTTTGGGGTAATCAGTGCGAAGACCCGGCAGTGCAACTACACCCCGGATACGCGTTGGATATTGGCGGATTAACAAATGCATTCAGCAATGCTCCGCTGTCACCAACAGACAACCAGGGACGGGAGCGTGCAGCATGAAGCAGATTATGGTTGCACACAACGGCGTCAGGTTTGAAGTCGTCATGGTTTTGACTAAGTTCCACAATGATGAGGTATTGCACAGAAAAGAAACTGTAACTTACCGTTATAAACACCGCAGTTCAGCTGTTAGAAAATTACGGAAGATTGCGGAAGAACTAAAAAATGATCCTCATCGTGTTATTGAGGTAAAAGGCAACCCATATAAAATCAAAACTTCAGTGGAGCTAAGACATATGCAATAAAATCACGCCTGACGAATCGCGATTATCTCGCTATTGGTATTGCAGAGATTGCTGGACTCAATGGCGCATGATTTGACAATGCCGCCAGAGCTATCGCATACTGACCGCACTAGAAAACAAACAGCGGTCATCCGCACCCGATAGCTTTGCGGCTTTTTTATGCCTGCAATCTGGCATAGTCACATCCGTACAAAGGTCGGGTGGAGAGGCGTAATACAACACCCGAAAGGGGAATATGCCCGGAGCTACTGTTTGTGCTCTAGTTGACACCCGATCACCAGCTACTAACTGGTTTTCGTAACTAAAAACAAACAGGAGGTCATCATGACCAGTCAACTCATCCCCGTATTCAACGGCACTATATCCAACGAAACCGCTCTTCTCGTTAATGCCCGTGATTTACACACTTTCCTCGATGTGGGTAAGCGATTTGCTTCGTGGATTGTCGAACGAATTGCTGAATATGGTTTCGTTGAAAATCAAGACTTTATGATTATTTCCCAAGTTCGGGAAAAAATAGGCAGAGGCCGTCCTGCAAAAGACTACCACCTCACCCTCGATACAGCCAAAGAGCTGGCGATGGTCGAGCGTAATGAAAAAGGTCGTCAGGTACGACGCTACTTCATTGAATGCGAGAAACGTTTAAGACAACAAGAAACAAAAGTGGAGAAGGTCTTGTCAGGCTTCATGCCCGCCATTATGGAGGCGATCAAGCTGGAAGACAAAAAAGAATACAGTGCCCCACTGAAGCCCGGCTACCGCAGCCTGATTCACTCGCCGTCTGGTGTTCTCGGCCTGACGGAGCGCTCACTGCTGATGAATCTGCTGAACCAGTTACAGGACGACGGGCACGACGTATCGGGCGCGGCGGCGGAGCTGACCACCATGTTCTGCTACATCGTCGGTGTGAGCAAATGCCTGCGTGATATCCAGACTCACGCGGAGTACATCAACGACAAGGCAGGGTTCTTCTGACAGAACGGCGGCACAGGGATGTGTCGGGCAAAATTATTCCCCCGCTATCCACTTCTCAAACTTCGACGGGGAGAACGGAATCAGATCTGTATGCTCCCCGTTAATCCAGGAATCAATCATATCGGCCCACTGCTGCAACATGTAGGCGCGCTGTCTGGCGTATTCCGCTTTGTTATATACGGCGCGCACACCTTTCTGCTCATGTGCCAGAGCCTTTTCAATCCAGTCTGAAGGATAACCAGCCTCATGCAACAACGTACTGGCTGTACGGCGCATATCATGTACAGTGAAGTCCTGAATATGCTCACCATCTTCATTTATTATTTTCACCGTTCTGTCGATCAGAGAGTTCAGCGCGGCATTAGATAATGGCTTCCGGAAATTGTAACGACCAGGAACCAGATATTCACTTCCACCAGCGCACATCTGCAACCCGACCAATATATCCTGTGCCTGTTTAGGCAGGTAAATAACGTGCGCCCGGCTTCCCTTCATGCGGTCTGGAGGAATTGTCCATGTCCATTTTTTAAAATCTATTTCATCCCACGTTGCATTGGTGAATTCGCCCTTACGAACCATAGTGATAAGCACCAGTTTTAAAGCCATTTTCATAGTGCCCATAGCACCAATGGCATCCAGCGTACGGAAGAACAGGCCAATTTCTTCTGGTGTCAGTGTTCGCTCTCGTGGTTTAAATATGGCGATAGACGAAGGTTTAATGTCAGCCGCAGGATTAAACAAACCATGACCACGGTCATTGGCGTGACGGTATACGCTGCTGATGATCTCCCTTGCCTGTACTGCTGTTGCCCGACCACCGCGTTCGACAATCCGGTCACACAAATCACGAACCATCGATGTGGTAATTTCAGCCATCATTTTGTTGCCAAGAACCGGAAGTATGTCACGGTCGATCACTGCCTGCTTCATTGCGCGGGTACTTTCAGCCAGGATGACGTGTTTCATATAACTGTCGGTATGTACCGCAAACGTCTCGGCACCACGAATCTTTTTGATACCGTCACGTTTAGCCGCAGCCGGCGACTGGCCTGCTTTAAGCAGCTTCTTTGCAGCAATCAGTTCTTCTCGCGCTTCTGCCAGGCTGATACCGTCACGCCCATACTGCCCGATTACCAGTGTTTCGCGGCGACCGTTGATACGGTAGTCATAGCGAAACGAGACCGTGCCTGACGTAAGCACAGCTACATACAGCCCGTCACGATCGGAGACCTTGTACAGTTTGTCCTGCGGCTTGAGGTTTTTTAATTTTGTATCGGTAAGCAC